TTGGACTAAGCAATTTATTAATGGGTAGCGCTGGGACCTTGATATCTGGAGCTACTCTTAATGTTGGAGTTGGATTGACTGCGTTAAGCGACTTGACTAGTGGAACAAACAACACAGCCGTAGGAGCGCTAGCATTAAAGTTTCTAACTTCAGGCATTCATAATACGTGTGTAGGGCAATCTGCAGGAATGGATATAACAACGGGGAGTTCAAATACTGCGGTAGGTTATTCTGCTCTATCACATTGTACTACGGGAGCAGCTAACGCAGGTTCAAACACAGCAATCGGGGAAGCAGCACTCTCGAATATAACTACTGGGATTATAAATATAGGGATTGGTTCTGGGGCAGGTACTAACTATGCCAGCTCGGAGTCATCTAATATTTGTATTGGGAATGTTGGAGTATTATCAGAGTCTAACGTTATCAGGATTGGGACTCAGGGATCTTCTACTGGCCAGCAAACAGACTGTTACCTAGCAGGTGTTTTACGCACTAGTTCAGGAAGGATAGTCAAAGTTACAACACCTGGAGCCTACCCGTATACGGCGTTAACGACAGACTACTTGATTTTGGTAGATACCACCTCTGCAAGAATAATCAACCTTTTAGCCGCTCCAGAAACAGGAAGAACCTATGTGATCAAAGATGTATCTGGAACTTCTAGCATTAATAATATAACAGTCCAAGGAAATGGTTCTAACATTGATGGTTCTGCAACATATGTGATTAACTCAAACTACGCATCCATAACTGTTATATACAATGGAACCACTTGGTCTATAGTTTAAGAGGAATATATGGCTTACAACACACCTACACCTGGATCTGTAGGAGTCTGTGGGGATGGATCTGACGGCTCAGTGACATTCGACGGTACCACTGTTATTTTGGGACTCACCCCTAGTGCGAACGTTTATACTCTAGCTAGAGATCTCTTATTGGCTTCTTCTACGATAAATAATGGTGTCACAATCAATTCTAATGGGTTTAGGATATTTTGTAATGGAACACTAACAAATAATGGAACCATATCACACAACGGAAACAATGGAGCAGCAGCAGGCACGGCAGGAGCTATTCTTCAAAACACCAACTCTACTATTAACTCTGGAACTACAACAGGAGCTTTAGGGACGGCAGGAGGAGCTGGGGCCACTGGCGCAGGAAGTCCAGGAATAAACACAGCGGCTACCGTATCGTCATATGGAGGAGCTGGAGGTAATGGAGGAGCTGGAGGAAGTGGAGGAGGGAATTCCGGTACTCAAACCACACCTGCTGCGACTTCTTCAGTTTTAAGGTTCCTACCTTTCGCATCTCTAGGATACACTTTTAATGGTGCTGGAACTGCAGTCAGAGCGCAGGGAGGGACAGGAGGTGGTGGAGGTGGAGGAGACGGAGCCGTCGCAGGAGGAGGCGGCGGAGGTGGTGGTGGAATGGTCATAGTTTCAGCCTACAACATAGCAGGGACGGGAGCAATACAAGCTAGAGGGGGTAACGGAGGATCGCCAGCGTCAGGGACAAACTGTGGTGGAGGAGGAGCTGGTGGAGGAGGACTTGTGATAGTAGTGTCTAGGTCTATTGTTAATGGAGCTATTGCAGGTCAAACGATCGACGCCAACCATGGAACACCTGGTAATCCACAAGGTTCAGGGGTTATTGGTGGTACAGGAAGTAATGGAACAATAATAATGATTAGACCTTAGGTAATATGTCTTACAAAGCGCCAAAAACCATACAGGTCCTGTCCCAAACATCTATCAACTTCCTGAATACCGGAGTGACAACCCTATTCACCAGTCAATCGGCCATGGTGATTGTTGGAATTACATACTACGGCGTAGATGTTAGCGGTGTGATAGGAAACTTCTTAGCTAACTACGGATGGACCGGCCCGAATTATGATGACTTCGTCATGGCTGGAAGCTCTAACGTTAACTCCACTGGTCAGGTTGATCAATCAGGATTCCCAGGCGGAGGTACTCCTCAAATAGTCCTTCCCGCCTCTACCGCGTTTAGGGTCAACGTTACATCAGGAGACCCTACGGCAACTACAGACACACAAAAGGTATACATCTTTGGATATGAAATATGAAAAAACAACAGCATTCAAAATCTGCTATGAAGCACCCAGACCTTCCTGGAGAGGGATCTAAGAAGAGATCTAAAATTAAAGATCCAAAGACCAAGATAGCGACGGTGATGGAGGAATATAAGCAAGGGACATTGCATTCAGGAAAAAGTAAAGCCCCTGTATCAAATCGAAAACAAGCGGTAGCCATAGCTCTGAGCGAAGCGAGACAAGCAGGGGCCCGAATACCTAAGAAATAGACACATTTATTTTACGCCGATGAGACCTTCTAATCCTGACTCGGTTGGGTACTCTTTGGTGAATCTTCTCTCTTTTTAATACGCGTCGACCGATTCTCAATATATTTCTGCACACCATCGTAATCTTGTCCCATAATCTCACGACATGCGATATCCCGATTATGATTGCTGTTCGTACTATGTGGATCGCTTTCGGAAACGGCCGAGCAGCCCATTGTACAGGGGCAACACATATGCGCCATAAAAAAAAAAAAATAGATTCAGTCATATTCGTAACTGCATCTCCCAATAGCCCTAAGATTGTCCTTTCGTTTCTCAACCTTCTTACTTCATTATCTAATCTTTCGATGGTATGGACGCAGTTTTCTAGTATCTCCGCAGCTCGTGCCATCTCTTCCTGATTACTATCATTCGCCTGTTGCTGTTCTGCTGTTATCCTACGATATTCCTCAATACACTGTGCGGCTAGCCTCATTCGCGCATTTATGTCGCTCTCTTGCTCCTCCCCCTTAGCAGCAGGAGAGCATGACATTTCGAAGTTAGCAGATTTGTCACTCAGTTGTGGTTTATTTGTCGGTCCCATCAAAAGCCTGCTAGATTGTTAATTTGTGCAAAGTCTAAGGCTGCTGTAACTCCTCCTACCGCTGCTGCTGCAGGAGCTGCTATCCCAGCCGCTGACAGCACCATGCCACCCAAAATAACGGTATCAAATACTAGAACACATATACCCAATGACAGAGCTGCTGTCGCTATTATTTCGGTAAAATTATCATAGATAAAATTTGCTATGTCAAGGGCCAGCTTGCACATTGCTCTGACAGCCGAAATCACGGAATTCTTTCCAACCTCAGCTATGTTTACAACGGCATCAACCAGATTTTTTGATAACTGCACTACCTTTTGTTTAAATGCCACTAGACGACTACCTGTCAGATGTCTTGGAGTTTGCGATGTTGCTTGCACAGCTATATTAGATATTCTCTGAAGAGCCTCAGCTTGAAATCTGCTAAGATGATCTCTTCGTCTCAGAGTAGTTACTTCAGTCTCCAAGGCCTCTCTAGGCATCTGTCTTGGATCCATAACAGCTTGCATAGCGTCTCCAGTGTAGTGATAAATTTTTACCAGATTATGATTTTGTCGTTAAAATATCTATGCAAAAAAAAACTTAACAACTATTATCTAGAAAATTTTATAGGTGTGAAATGCACAAAAAGATCATGAAAAAAGCCGCTTCAGCGCTAATGAAAGATGCTAAACACTATTCCAGTGAAGCTAAACATGCAACCTCTAAAGTCGAGAAGAAGCATGACAGAACCGAGAAGCGAGAAGCCGTCTCAGCAGCCAAAGATATGCAACGAAGAGCCAAAAAAGCTCATGAATACTGATACTGAACACGTAGTCTCATTCGACGGATATGATTTCCGCTTCAGTAAGAAGATGAAGAAGTTCTCTTGCTCATGTGGTCGGTATTGGTTTTCTGGAGACAGCTACGACCATTCAAGATGTATAGAATCCATATAAGTCCTCGGTAGATCCGAGAGTGGGGAGGTGAGTAACGTGCACTTCCTCCCCACACCATTCTATTATTTACCTCACTGTCTTAAGTCTTTTTTCTAGGTATTCAACCTGATCATACAATGAAACTATCTTGTTAGCTAAGATCCCCACCAGCAAAGCGGTGGGGTCCTCGGTCATCTCTAGCCATTCTGAGGCGTTTTCTTTCAATTGTTGTACAACCTCATCCGCGGTCATATAGCTGCCTCTACTAGTTGTTCAGCTTCGAATTGATCTTCCTTGGGTTGTTTGTAGAACTCACGCTGACGTGCGTGATTCGCATCCATATTTGTTGTAGCGGCCTTTTTCATTTTGTCATATAGATCTGCAGGCATGTCAGTCATTTTTTGAGACCCGAACTTCTGCAGGATATATCCGTAAAACCACTTCTGATACCCCTCATCGCATTCATCAAGGATCATAGTCAGATCCTGAGCCTGTTCCAAACTCATTTTTTCAGACAAAGGAGGAGATTGAGGATATGTTCTAACTTCTATATCCGCTTGTGTCATCTCCTCCTTGGTGTAAACGCCTGACATTTCTGCAGGAAACGCCTTACGGAGAGCTTGTGCCTCAGCGCATTTAGCCAGCATAGTCCTAGGCATAGTCGACCACATCCCCATTGGCTGACCTTCTTTTGTTCTCTGACAGTACTCATCGATATAAGCACTCGCACTGACCAAGTGCCACATTCCGTCTACCGTCATCTTTTTAACATAAGCGGTAGCGGACAACAGCTTTCCATTTTGGTCGTAGGTGTATGTAGGCTCCTGACCAGGCGCATATCGATCAGTCCTTTCAGCGATCAGACGATATCCATCAATCCCCGTCTGAATCGTCATTGTCTCACCCCATGTGCCATCAGGCTTTTTTCCTCTCCGTTTAACTGCATAAATTTGTCGCATAAAGGGATCGAGCTTTGTTTTTACGCAGGCCATTAAAAATACTTCGAATTCCTCATGAGAGACTCCTTTGCAGATTGTATTCTTGAGAATATCCATTTGCTGAGGAGTAAAGTGACCTTCTTGTACACAAATAGATTTATTCATATGATTTCCGTTGTGGTTGTTGTTTGCTTTCATATTACATCATCCTTAAAAAAATTGTTGATAGTGCCGCCTATTTTTTACTAGCAGTTCAGAGGAGGCGGCACTTCTTTTGGTAACCGACTTGCCGTACTCCGTGCCGGTTTGGTCGCCGGTCACCACGTTTCCTTGCTTGCCTTTACGTATTAAATTTAACATAACCGTGAATTTTAAGTCAACAGGAAAATTCTGAATGATAATCCTTGAGTGAAAAGTGAATATGTGATAAATTTAAAGACGTAAGAAAAAAATCATTACAAAGGAAAATGTATGCAAATCATGGTAAATATGGATCTGAGGACTTTCCTGTTCTTAAATAAGATTCAATTAAAAGAATTTGCCAAGCAGATAGATTACACATCTAACCAGATTTCCGAGGTGATGCATGGGAGACGACCTGCAGGAAAACGTCTAGCTAGAGCGATAGAAAAAGCTACGAATGGGCAAGTGAAAGCTGAGGATCTAATCCGGAAGAGAGGGACCACTTTGTCCCACACTCCCGAAAAGTCAGTAGAAACAGATGAACACGATAACCAATACCATGATCCAGAGAGCAATTAGGCTCGTTGGGAAGGAGTCATACTTCAATTCCTCTTCCTCTATGGGAATTAGGTTCTCCTCAAATACGTCCGGGCAATTTTGGCACATGACAACACCTCCTGGGTGGAATTTATATAACATTTTTAAAAAATTTGCTATATATATTTGTGTTTCCACTTGATAAAAATATACCTTTACCTGTAATCAGGTAAGGAGTACGCAGGAGGTTTTATGACTGTTATACGCCAAGAATTTGAACTGCCAGATCTTCCACCTAGGTATTTTCTGGAACAGGTATTTGATGGAGTGTGTAAAGTATACTGCTGGCTATGGGATCGACAAGACAAGGAAAGTTACTATACGTGGGACGAGCTGAGAAAAACTCACGATAGGAAATCGTTCCGCAGCTGTATTCGAAAGTTGGGCAATCACGGTCTACTCGACTTCAAAGAAGACAACAACGGCGTCCACATCCATTTGGTTGGATGGGACGACGTGGTTGATGAGGCGGACTGAGATGACATAAGCCCTCTACCACATAAACGCATAGTTTGTTGGCAAACTGTTCTATGCGTTTATGCCACGACTAGAGGTATAGTCAGGGACTAGCTGACAAGTGCCATTATGCACTTCTTTTCTATTTCCTGATAGTGCCTCTTGTAATTAAAATGAATTCTTTACAGGAACAAGAGGCATATCATGTCCCCAGACCAAGATGGAGTACATATCCAAGATCTTAGCTCCCTGCACCGTTACCGCACGGAGATTCCAAACATCATATTCGACATGTCCTTAGACCCATATGAGTTTAAGGCATACTGCGTCTTTAAGATGACTGCAGGAGATCGTGGTTCTTGTTTTAAGTCTATGACGACATTATGTGAATCAATTGGATGTCAGAAACCAAAACTTATAGATATAAAAAGAGTCCTACTAGAAAAAGGACTAATAAGTATCCAAAAAAGAAAATCAGATAAGGGAGGGGATATGCCCGATCTTATCTCTATCGTAGATATATGGCCTCAGAACATGAAACTCATGTCTCAACGTTATGCTTCTAAATCTTCAGGGGGGGGTAATTCTGCATTGCAGGAGGGGGGTAATCTAGGATTACGGGGGGGGGTAATCGTAGATTATGGGGGGGGTAATCCAGGATTACCCAAACAAGAACTAAAAGAAGAAGATCACAAAAGAACAACAACAGCAACAACACCCAGTATGTCTGCCGCTATGGGCAAACCAAGTGCTGGGGTGGCTGCTGCTGTTTTGCCTGAAAAAAGACAAGCAACAACACAGGCTTCGCCTGCTTCGAAGCCTACGGCTTCAAAACAACCAGCTATCGCGGGTCCGCCTTCGGCAGTCGAGTCGATCCATTCAGGGCTAAAAAACATTGACATTTCAGAGGATGAAAAGCGATCGATCACAAGGGCCTTTAAATCCAACCAGATCGATCATGCATTGAAGTGGCTATCTACAACAGACCAAGTCATTAAATCTATTCCTGCGGCGATTAAATGGGCTTGTAAGGCAATGCCTGAACTTCCTAAGCCAAGGCTCTCAAATCTTGAGATGATAAAGCAGCACTTTATCCATGGGAATAAGTACAACGGCGCGGAATGCTACCTAACTTCTGAGTATCTTTGCTTCGAAAGAGGGACTAGGAATGAGTTCGTCAAGTTTGATAAATATTTTTCATTGATGAAAGTGAGGGACCTGTGTAATAGTTTCGGTATAATCTACCCTTTTGACGATAAATGACTACATATACGGAAGAAGACAAAGAGACATTGATCCTATCCCTTCTCATAAGGTTTGTGGATCATCATCCCGAAATAGATCGAAGATTCATTGATGATGTGTTCGAATTCATGGATAAACACGGGTACATCACAGATGGGCAGTTGGATTCTCTCGAAGAAATTTACAGCAAACACAGCAGTCATGATTTTTTTGATTGGATGTTCTCGGAGGCAGAATGAACTGGATACTCATTGATGGCAGAACACTTTTTTAGACAGACATTGAATCTACCTATACGAACCGTAAGCGAAGCCAACAGCAACGAGCACTGGCTCACTAAGGCAAAACGTCATCAACAGCAGCAACACTTCGTTCGACTGGCGTATAGACCTCCTGATCTGAAACAGACTACTCCATGTAGAGTTACTCTCACTAGACTCGCTCCGCGTCGCTTAGACAGCGACAACTTGCAGATGTCATTCAAATGGATCAGGGATGAACTTTCCGATTTGATTTTGCCTGAAGAGGTTAAGACTTATGTTAATCGAAAGGGAAAGCTCAAGACTCTAAAGGGACGCTCAGACGATGACCCGCGCATCACATGGCAATACTCACAAGAGAAAGCATCGGTTCTTGGTATTCGGATTGACATAGATTTCCCAGAGCCCTCTTAAGATGGGCATTCTCTGCCTGTAGTTCTTCGAGTTGCCCCTTCATCTGCCCAAGCTCTGCGAACATCTTCCTTCGTACCTTTCCCATACTCTCAACCAATTCGTCTATCTGCCGTTGCATCATGGACAGGTGATGTTCTTCCTCAGTCAAATTGTCTAGATTAAGATATAGTTGCATCATGATCCTCCTGGAATATATACAAGCATCTATGCATAAGATGTAAAATTCAACTAAATAAAAATCTTTACATGTGATATGAATAGATATTCACCTAGGAGTTTACATCATGCAGTGGCAACTGAAATTCGTTCCCATCAAAGAACTTAAGGATCACTCAAAGAATCCTCGCCAGATCAGCAAAGAGAACATGGACCGTTTATCTAAGACAATCGATAAGTTTGGGCTCATTGACAAGCCGATCGTAAACGCAGATATGACCATTATCGGTGGACATCAACGTGTCCGCATCATGAAAAAGAAAAAGATAAATATTATTGAATGTTGGGTTCCAGAAGAGCAGATCTCTCCAGAGGATCTAGACGAGCTCTGTATCGGGCTAAACCTCCACCAGGGGAGCTGGGACTGGGATGTATTGGCAAACGAATTTGATCATCTGAAACTATTGGAGTGGGGATTCTCTGAGGAGAAATTGCTTGGTTTATCTCAATCTATTGAGGAAATATCAGGAGATCAGGAAGAGGGAAAGAGAGAAAAAAAGAAGAAAACCTGCCCCAACTGTGGACATGAATTTTAGATGGGGAAGACTTTCGATGACATACGGAAGATCATGAAGTGCCTTTTTACTCAAGCTCCTGGCGATGACGCCTGCCATAGCACCGGTGACATAATCATCGAGGTTATGGCTAATGACTTGCTTAAACTGCGAAACACATCAATCAGCGATGTTAACCTGAATCCTAACGTGACTGGGTCAGTATTCCCTATTACGATAGCATCCATTAATATCGAGTGCCTAAAGGCCCTTGCATAATATAATCGCCACCTCTCCCTAACGGGAGAGGTGATTACAGGTGAAGATGAAGACATACAGCCTAGACTTAACGGACCCCGAGCTATTCTCCTACCGACATTTTACGTTCGACTCGATCCGTCTCCTAAAGAAAAAACTACCTGAAGGCAAGCCCGATGGTGTAAAGTATATAGTTATCGGCGAGATGCACGGATGGATTGAGATAGCGTTAGTCAAGAGCTACTGGAGCGGTAAACTCATCGTCAACTCTCCCCATCACGTCAAATGGATGGCAGATCGAGTTAAAGAGGTATATGGAGAGATTCTATAATATCTCCAAAGGTATCAGTCAATAATTATAATTACACATTTGCTATGATATTTTTCTTTTAACTGTTTGGAAATTTTTTCAGAGTTTTTATGGTAATATTCTAATTGTTTATTGTTTACTTTTTCTCGGTTCTCTTTCCTCAGTCTCCTGTTTCTTTCCCTACTTTCTTCCCTTATCTTTTCTGCATTTTTCTCGCGAAATTTTTTACTATATTCTCTAACTTTCTCCTTGTTATTTGCAACCCAATTTCTATAATATTCTGTGTATTTTTTCCTAAGAGATTTCTTTTTGTCTATATTTAATTCTTTTAACCAATCAACATTCTCCAAATTTACTCTCTCATCTGAATCTATATCTTCTAAAGTACATATACACTTTAGCTGAGATTTCTCGCACGTCTTGCATGTTGGGATCATGGTTCCTCATTGGTAAAAAAAGGCATCCTTGCCAGTCCTCCTGAATAGAGGATACAGGAAATAAATATTTTCTTTCAAATATATTTTTATGTAACTCAGGGTATGCCAGATGACACCCATTTTTTAAAAGAAAGACTTTTGTGTCACCCGTGTTCATGTTTTCGTGCTTGACAAAATGAATCACGTGGTGATAGACTGGGAGATGTTAGACAGAAGGGTACTTTGCATGACGGCGGCCACTGACTAGTGTGGCAACTTTACCCCCTCCAAGGAGAGGCACTATGTCTAAAAAGAATCGTAACGCTGACCGCTCCCCCAACAGAGATTGGACTCAGGTCCTCACAATCGTAGGAGCAAACATCACTTTGATTTTGGTGATGTTCGGAACCACAGTGGGAATGTGGATGCACACAGACAATAAGTTAGAGGCCAACCATAAGGAGACTGCTGCTCAGTTGAGAGCTATACAGGACGAGATGAAGGACTTCCACGGACGCCTATGTGCCATCGAAGAGAGGGGTAGAGAGCGTAAATGAACTGGATAGACGTTAATAATCAGTTACCTGACTTATATGAATTCGTATTGGTATTTGCAGACAACCAAGGATCAAATGAACCAAAACCTGTGTCCCTTGCTAGGTTACTTCCAGGAAAGATGAACTGGCAATTTATGTGTGAGTACAATGATACATCTGGGGGAGGAGTTTACCAAGATATTGAATGGCCTATGGAAGTGGAAGATATTACTCATTGGATGCCTATCCCATCCTTCTGTGCGCCATTGAAGAGAGGGGGAAAAATGATAATATTTGATTTAGACGGCACCCTGGCAGATTGCGAGCATAGGAGTCATTTTGTTGACCCTGTTAAAGCTGGAATGATGGAATGGGTTTGCATAGGATCAGGAAAAAAGAGATTTGGATCAGGTTACAAAGATGGACTTTTTCAAGAATGGAAACCTGACTGGAAGTCCTTTTATGAGGCATGTGATAAGGACATTCCTATTAATCCAGTTATAGAAATATTTATTAATCTATGGGATTCATATAAAAAGAAAATTCAGATTTGGAGTGGCCGTTGTGAATCGGTAAGAAGTAAAACACAAGATTGGCTGTCTTCATATGGTCTTCCTGTTGGTTCTTATCTAAAAATGCGTCCACTAGGTGACTCAACCACTGATGATGTTCTTAAAGAAAGATGGCTTGATGAGATTCTCTCTCAGGGTGAAAAAATAGACTTCGTATTCGATGACAGGCCTAAAGCTGTTCGTATGTGGAGACGTCGAGGAATCTTCGTTTTTAATTGTTGTCAACATGATAAGGAGTTCTGATATGACAGGTAAGCGAATAGGATACGTCAGGGTAAGTACCTATGAGCAGAACCCTGAGCGTCAGCTCGATGGACTAGAGCTGGACAAGAAGTTTATAGACAAGACAACAGGAAGAGACGTGGCTCGTCCTCAGCTCCAGCAGATGCTGGAGTACGTGAGAGAAGACGACTGCATCTTCGTACACTCTATGGATCGCTTCGCTCGCAGCTTGAAGGACTTAAAGCAACTCGTAGAGGATCTTGTGCGGCGTCGCATCCAGATTAACTTCCTAAAGGAAGGACTGACGTTCGGGTATGGCACTGACAACGCCATGCACACCCTACTATTACACCTCATGGGGGCCTTCGCAGAGTTCGAGCTGGCCTTCATTAAAGAACGCCAGCGTGAAGGTATCGAGAGAGCTAAGAAGCTAGGTCGGTACAAGCTCACTAGCCCTCATAAGATCACGGGGGAGAAGCTAGAGCAGCTAAAGCATGACCTGATAAGCACCCGTAAGACCATGGAAACCCTAGCCAAAGAATACGGAGTGACTAGGGTGACCATTTACAGGTATAAGAGAAGGTTCAAAAAAGAAGGGATGCTGACCAATGTCTGAATTAGGGCTAGCCTACATAGGAAAGATTCTCTTCATAGAGCCTATACTCAATGCCGAGTTTATAGAGTGCGCTACCGTGGTCTGCGGCAGAGGCGGAAAGTGGCGTGGAGTCGTCAAGAAGGGAGACTTCAAGGATGGGGACATCTGCACCGTGTACCTGCCAGATGCCATCGTAGTAGCCTGTGAAGAGATGATGTTCTTGAAGGACTCAGGATGGCGTGTACGTATGCGTCGCTTCCTTGGAGCTCCTAGCGAGGTGGTCATAACTCCGATTACGACAGCTGCGTCGCTTGGAGCAGCTTGCATAGTGGGGGAAGATTGTACACAACTACTGGGAGTGAAGAAGTACTTCAAGCCTCTCCCTGCATCTCTTAACGGTAAGATGGTTGCAGGTTTCCCTGCATTCGTCCCTAAGACCGATGAGCTCAACTACCAGACCTCAGAAGACCTGGTTCAGTCTCTATGCGGTAAGGACTATTACATAACCGAGAAGCTGGACGGTTCTTCCACCACTGCGTTCAAGTACAAGGGACACTTCGGCGTGTGCTCTCGTAATTGGGAGATAGAGGCGGACGAGACTAACGGTTACTGGGAGGTGGCTTACCGATACAAGCTTCCAGAGACCCTGCTTGAAGGCTTTGCAATCCAATGGGAAACAGTAGGTCCTAAGATCCAGACTAACTCTTTGGGCCTTCACCAGGTGGACGGCTTCGCCTTCAGCGCCTACAACATCGAAGAGCACCGATACCTTACCTACGACGAGTTGGTGACATTTTGTAACCGACTGAACTTTCCTATGGTCAACGTCATCTTGGTCGATGACGACTTCCAGCATGAGGGAGTGGAGTGGCTCGGGGAAGGAACATACCAGAACGGGAAGCCTAGAGAGGGCGTAGTCGTCCGATCGGTTGATAATTTATTAGGACATAAACCTATTAGCTTTAAGGTTATAAATCTTAACTATGAGAAGTGATATTGAAATCTTATCCGAAGAGCACGTTTTTACTTCGGATGAAAAGCTGAAACACTTCGGCTACGGAGAGTGGGTCGAAGAGGTCGACCTCCTACGCTTCCTATATTGCGGTTATACCTGCATGGTCAGGCGTACGGCGTTGCAGGAATTTGATGGGTCTCTCTTTGGAGGTTTCCTATGCGGATATGTGCACATACCACAAGAACATGCTGTGTTTGGAGATGATCCCGCAGAGATCCCAGTGGATTGCCATTGGGGAATCACGTTTTGTGAGAATGATGCCAGCAACCACCTAATAGGCTTCGACTGTGGACACTCTGGAGACTTGATCCCATCACACTCTAGATTTCAAAAAATTATGTGCACGACTATGTTTCCTCCTCCTGAAGGTTTAGAGAAACATCCATGGTTCAATCCTACCTATAAGAACATCTCTTATTGCGTCGATGAGTGCTGCCACCTAGTGGACCAGCTAGAGGTAATCCAAATAGCAGCAACGGCAGGCTCCGATGATGAGAACCTATGATCCCCAACAGACCGAGACCGAGCAAGAGCTTCGGGACGTCGCCAACTACTGGCTTCAGCGTTGCTACATCGCCGAGGTCGAGCTCAAAGGTATGCGCAATATATGCAAAGAAAGAGGCGTGGCGATATCTGTGACGGATCTAGTTCTAGCTATGAATCAGGTGGATTCCAATGGGTCGTAACAAGAAGACTTTAGAGGAGCAGATCAACGATTTCCTGGACGTATGGGACTGCAAGCAGCTCACCAGTTTTTTGCGTGACATCATCCCTCTTTTTGAGCTATACGATGTAGACGACGAGGACGACTGGCTAGAGAGAGACGTCGGAGGAGACGCAGAGAACGTGAGAACTATTCGTCTTCTACGAACGGTTTATCTTATCTCAAAGATAGTCAGCAACTTTTCTCCTGTCTTCTGCAAGATTAACTCTGAGTTTAGAGACCTATGGAAGAAGATTGAGAAGGCAGGAATGGAATATAAAGATGAGGGAGAATCGATATGCGAGACTGCAACAGATGTGGAGAACACCCAGTAGATTGCCAGTGTATGGTCAATAAACCTATGCACTACCAAGGGGAAGTGTTCGAGGCGATTGAAGTTATTGATGACTTCGGGTTAAACTTCAATTTGGGAAACGTAGTAAAGTATATTCTAAGGTGCGGGAAGAAAGGGAACGCCATAGAAGATCTTCGAAAGGCAGATTACTATCTAAACCGCGAAATCAATCACTTAAGAACTAACCATGGCAAGACCTCCTAAAGAAATCAATTGGGAAGTAGTAGAGCGTTTAATGGAGTGCGGTTGTAAGGCCTCTGAAATAGCAGGTAAGTTTCGAATTAATGAAGATACATTCTACAGAAGATTTAAGGAAGAATACGGAGGAAGTTTTCAAGATTACAAAGGGAAGGCCAGCGAATCAGGATTAGCTGAAATTAAGGCTATGATCCATGCTAAAGCATTAAATAATTCTGCCCCTGGAAATTCTAACCTCCTAATTTTTTTAGCCCGTTGTAAACTAGGAATGAGAGAGCCCTTGGTAGCAAATGATATCGCACCTAATCAGTCACGGATCGACCAATCCCATGTCATAATGAAGCTAGAACATCGCATAACAGAGCTTGAGGAGCTGATAGGTGAAGACAAGCCCCAAGCAGAATAAGAGCTTTTCCGAGGCTAATCACAGATTTAATATATGGGTCGGAGCGGTCAGTTCGGGGAAGACGTACTCAAGCATTGAGCGATTCATATTCGATCTTAAGAACGGTCCCCCTGGCGATGCCATGATCATCGGGGTTAACCGTACCTCAATACAACGTAATATCCTCACCCATCTATATAGGCAGCTAGGTTTCCCATGCCCTACAGAAAAGGCGTCAATGAGCAAGTTGTATGGGAGAGATGTTTGGTTTGTGGGAGCTCCAGACGTATCCGCAGTATCGACGATCCAAGGCTCTACGCTTGCGCTTGCGTACGTAGACGAAGCGACGAATTTGCCCGAACCTTTTTGGAAGATGTTAGAGAGCCGCTTACGAGTCCCAGGAGCTAAACTACTAGCTACATGCAACCCTGAAGGGCCAGCCCACTGGCTTAAGAAGGACTACATAGACAAGCCAGGTCTAGACTTAAAGGTTTGGAACTTCAGTCTTGAAGATAATCCCACTCTTGATGAAGCATACAAACAACAGCTAAAAGCTTCCTACTCAGGGATGTGGTATAACAGATATATCCTCGGGGAATGGGCTCTAGCCCACGGAGCAATATACGACTGTTATGATTACCAAAACGAATACACTCAACCTATATCAAATCCTAACTATTATATCTGTGGTATTGACTACGGAACCACTAACGCGACTGCCGCAGTTCTATGTGCGGTTACACCCAATAAATGGCCGCAAATATCGGTGGAGTCTGAATACTACTATGACTCTGCTGCAAAGGGACGTTCTAAGACCGATGAGGAACTTGTCCGAGATATCCGAGCCTTTATTGGTCATAAAAACATTGCTAGTATATACGTGGACCCTGCAGCTGCTTCCCTTAAGATCGCGCTCAGACAAAAAGAACTTCCTGTACTGGACGCGAATAATGACGTACTACTCGGCATTAAAATCTGCTCGAAGTTTATTGCTGGAAAAAACATTGTCATCAACAAAAGCTGTACTGTCCTAAGGGAGCAGGTACAGTCCTATGCATGGGACCCTAAGGCAGCCGACCGAGGAGAAGACAAACCCATCAAGAAAAACGACCATTGCGTAGACGCTTTACGCTACGCTGTTTGCTCCGCATTTCCCCAGGGGGAGTTCTCACATCCAGACGAGAATATCTCATATGATCAGCTCCGTCGCCAGGTCTTTGGTTACGATGACACTGGGATGTTTGGCCAAACTATTGGGGGATATGGGTAAAAAGCGATCCTCACCATGGATTACCCCACCCTAACACGTCTTACCTCTCCAATCCAATCCACGCCGGACCCAGCTATACCCAGCATAGACTAATCCTGCCTCTGCGCAACGTACCGATCTTAACCATTCCAAACCCGACCTTGCCACACATCGTCGCACCTCACTCAACCCGACATGACCGAACCAAACCCGACCCTTCCCTGGCACTCCGTTCCCGATCCAGCCTTACCTGACTGCATCAAGCGCAGACACGCCTGGACTTTTTTCACAGGATCACGCCTCTCCTTTAGGGAGAGATTAATCATAAACCCATGCCATGCCATCCCTTTCCTTACCTGTCCGAGCCGGACCTATCCGAACCGAATCCCACCAGACCGTTCCACAGAGGACCACGGCTCGCCATAGTCTCTTATCCCTCACCCTTTAGGGGTGATAGGAGCATATAAATCCCTAGCTTACCTAACCTGACCCTACCCAATCAAACAACCACCCCTCCTTTCCTCGCCTTGCCAGATCTCACCTATCCTGACCGGAACATACCACACATTTCCTATCCGGATCCGACCTCGCCTATCCTAATCACTCCAATCCCCACACTGCGTTGCCTTAAGCTATAACTCTGTAGTCCACGATATTAAATCGTCCGTAGGTTGGTCTAAAATCCCCTAATCCAATCAGTCGCCCAGCTGTCTGAATAACATCGTTCAGGTCCATCTTAGAGATGTACTCGGGGATATTAACCAATAGATTAAAAGTCGCCTTCCATCCAGCTTTCATAGCAGGACGGACGCGATTAATGCCAGATCGTTGAATCACAACGCGCCTCTTGTCTTCGTAGTCCCATTGCTTGCAGTTCAATGAAGATAATGGATTCAGGCATACGATCGCAGCTTTGAACAGGTCCATAGCGGACTTACGAGGTGATCTAGGGTCCTGTCTAAACTTAGCTGCGGTGATGATTGCCATCCTCAAATACTCTCCAGGAATGCATAGGTTATTCTTTTCGTCTCGGTAGACATAGGATTCGATATTATCTGTCTTTTTTGTCTTAGATCCCTTAGAGGCAGCACTCTTGGCTTCTACCTCTTCACAGTTCCATCGATGGAATAGAAGATCACTAACGCCCTCTATGGTCACTGCAACCTGATAAGGGTATGTGTTTTCAATAGCATCTTTCCCACCGTTGGTTGGTACATCGCCACCTATATTTTTCGCCTTACTCATTTTTTCCTCCAGTTTATACGGGTACTTCTATGTATACGCGTATCAAGTTTTTTTTTGCAAAAAAATAATTTGATAATGTGTAAGATAGGTTTGTATATGAAATTTGGGACACTATGCCATCGTACGAATCAGGACAATACAGCCTAGGTTATATCGATCCTAGCGACGTCTCCGCGAAAGAATTAAAGGGGATGATGGATTGGTTCTACAATTCTAATTATCCCACGAACGCTGTTTACTGGATGCAAGGAGCGATAGATAAGCGTTTTAAGGTCGGAGATCAGCAACTATATAATCAAGTCTACGGTCAGAACTCACAAAGCGTACAGAAGTTCTTCTTTAATTTAATTCGACGTCATATCAATATGATATGCGGATTTCAGAGGAAGAATCGGAAATCGACTATCACTTTGCCGATAGGCGAACAAGATGATCCTCTCGCGGATGACTACAACAAAGTGCTTCGGTGGTGTGATGATAGAGACGGCTTCCAGGAATATTTTTCTCAAGCATTTGAGGGGGCCTGTGATACCGGGGAAACCTTATTACATCTATACCCAGACTACACGAACGACCCAGTATCAGGAGATCTATTTACTGATTCAGTGGCGTACAATAACTATCTCATAGATCAATACACGCGTAAGCAGGACCTAAGTGATTGCAATGGTATTTGGCGTCGTCGTTGGACCTCTAAAGTAGGTGCAAAATTACTCCTTCCAGGTTACTCAGAAGAAATAGAGAAGATGAAGCCGGGTGGGATGAAGGACGGTAGATTTCCGCTACAGGCCGAGCTGCAGAACGTAGCGATGAGCAACCTGTTCACATACGATGAGTTCTACTATAGGACAACCAGGCGTGGAAAGATCATTGTAGATCCTCTCTCCGGAGAATCTGCTGAATGGGAAGAAGATGAGACAGAAGACAAAGACATGATGGAAAGGGTGCTACAGCAGCAGCCTTGGCTCATGGTTAAAGAAGTAGATATCCCCACTGTTAAGCTAGTCATCGCTCTATCTGGAAAGACTGTGTACCACGGTAAGACGCTTCTTAACACGGATTCCTACCCTTTCATCCCCGTACAGTGTTACGTAGACCAAGACATCCAGGCGTACGCTTGGAGGAAGCAGGGTGTAATCAGGAACCTACGTGATGCGCAGTTCTTATACAACATGCGTAAGGTAATTGAGCTACAGCTGTTGCAGTCCTCTCTTAATGCTGGGTGGATCTATCCTGTAGATGTTGTAACCGATCCTAAGGCATTCAGGCAATCATCAGGAGGAGATGGATTCTTAGTACCTTTAAAGGCAGGCCATCTACCTAATGAGATTCAGAGAATCGAGCCTGTATCCATACCACAGAGCCTAATAGAGCTGTCCGCCAGCTTAGCAGAGGACATAAGCAAAATATCGGGTGTAAATGAAGAACTTTTGGGGGCCGCGACAGATGACAAGAGTGGAATACTCAGTATGTTACGACAGGGTGCTGGACTTACTACACTGCAGACTATCTTTGATAAACTCGACTATTCTCAAAGATTATATGGAAAAATCCGTCTACAGGCCATTCGAAAGAACTTCAGTAAAGGTAAGGTACGCAATATTCTTGGCCATGATCCGGATCTACGCTTTTTCACATCTCATAGCCAGAAGTATAGTGTCTCGGTGGAGGAGGGTAACTATAGCGCAACTCAGAGGCAGACTGAGCTTCAACAGCTTCTACATTTTAAGGAGATCGGGATGCCTATTCCCGATAAGTCGATAATGCGTGCCGCTATCATAACGAACAAAAAACAGTTGATGCAGGATCTAGAAGAGCAAAATCAACAACAACAGCAGCAACAACAAGCGCAGATGGCTCAGCAAGAGAAGACAGAAAACGCCAAGATTATGGCTATGTACGCGAAGAGCAAGGTTGATATGGCTAAAGAGGCTGAGACATATGCTAAGATGCAGGAGCTACAAACTAAGGCCCACCACAATGAGATATCTGCCGACCTAGAATTAGTCCGCATGATGGTGGAGCTTGAGGACATGCAGTTTGCTCAGTTCAAGAATGCGTTTGAATATGCGCAGGCAGTCAAATTGGCTAATCAGCCAACAACTCAACAGCAGCCCCAACAAGGGGTTGCAGCATAGAAGATAATCTGGCATATTTAAAATAAAGATTTAACAGGGGTTCATCATGAAAGATCATCACAGAGACAAAGCCCATCCTAAACCTCATGGCGGTGGTATGCCGGCCTTTGAAAGGGATCACTGGGAACACAAGATGAAAGATGTAAGTGAAGCTGATGGCCGATACGCATCAGAAATGCACACGGCAGAAGAGTATAAGCACAGCGTGGATGCGTTAGCTCACTATGTGAAGAAGCATAGAGCTCAACACTGAGGTCCCCTCCATGGCTAAAACGCATCATAATCCCGACTATTCTAAAGATCGAACTGCAGACGTGATAAAGCACGGCAGCGGCCCTGCCGTGCCTAATACGCGTTGGGAGATGAAATACGAGCCTACCGCCAAAGGTAGCGATTATGGAGGCGATGTATTCATGCCCCGCGCAGGAAAGGATAGGCCTACCCCACATAAAAAAGTTAACGAGTGTGATCACTGAATGACAACAGCCGGCGAGCTATCACTCAAAGCTCTTTCAGATACAACAAAATACGACGCGCTTGAAGTTGGCCATGCAATGGCCGATGATATTTCTAAACATCTATACGATTCCATATCCGCTCATAAGTCTATTATAGATGAGTCGGAATTCTGCGTAGTTATGGTCATCGCTAAGGATCCTTTAATCAGGAATCTAGTTAGAAGAAAGTTCTACTGCTGGCCTTATCTACCTAAGCCACGCCCTAATCAGGCCGTATTCCTATATAATCGATCATTGGATCGCATAACTAAACGCCTATGGGTTCTTCCTTGCGATATGGTAATGGCTGAGCTAGCCACTGGTATTGCAGTAGATAAGCGATATGAGACTATGCAGGCATGGTCTATCGCCTTTTTCAATGGCACCTTCTGGGACTATATTAGATATGAGCATGACATCGATATGATGTCTGAGCGTGAATACTTTTTACAACATCGACAGAAACTCATCGATGCGGGATGCAAGATTCCTCAAGGATTCGTCCGAGAGCCCTTTGACTTTGACAAGATCCAGATCAAAAAGATCATACACCCGAACGCAGCCTGAATCTATTAATGCCTTCTCAACTGGTTTTGAGAAGCAAAAGATAGAGATGGGAGCGTCCCCCATCATGAATTTAAGCGTCTTTCGGTAGTCAAGAAATTTTTTGAAAATTTCTTCTTTTATTTGGTGTCTCTTGCTATCATCTAAAATAGACTCTGTAACATTTGCCTCTAACATTGGAGACCTTTATATGAATGACAATACTCAAAATATATCTGAGGAAAATAAATTACCACAAGAAGTTACGAATAAAAATGAATCTGAAGTTAAACAAATTCCCGAAGAATCGAAACAACAGGAGGCAGTAGAGGACCCTAACTGGCGCGCATTTCGAGAAGCAAGAAAAAAGGACCGAGCAGAGAAGGAAGCAGCAGAGAGAAGAGCTGCAGAAAAAGAGGCAGAGGTTGCAGCTCTTAAAGCAGCGATGGAGGCTGCTTTTGCAAAGTCAGCTCCTCAACAACATCAACAACAAAACGAATACTACGAAGAGACTGAAGACGAGCGGATAGAGAAAAAGGTGCAGGCGATCCTGTCGGCTAGAGAAGAAGCAGCGGCTAAGGAGAGAAAACAAATAGAAGCTCAGGAATATCCAATCAAACTACAGCAGGCGTATCCCGACTTTAATTCTGTGGTCAGCACTGATCATCTAGATTATCTCGAGTATCATTATCCAGAGATAGCATCTCCGCTTAAGAGACTTCCTGACGACTTTAACAAGTGGGCAGACATATATCGAGCAGTTAAGAAATTTGTTCCTAACCTTTCTAACGCGCGTAGAGATGAATCTAAAGCTAATGAGAACTTTAATAAGCCTAGATCTATGTCATCGACCACAGTAACGCAGCCCACAGATAGTCCAGGTAATATGAGATTAAGCGACGAAAGAAAGGCCGCTAACTGGGAGAGAATGCAGAAACTTCTAAGAGGAGTAGGTTGACTTAAAATGTGAATTCAGTCATAATATTCCCTAGAATATACCTAGGGGGCACCCGAAGAGCGATTCCCGATCGCCTGGTATATCTTTTCATCGGGTTTAACCGCGGGTGTTATATGTCTAAAGAGCAATCTTGTCAATTTTGCCAAAGAAAATATATAGGATGTCAAAAGGAGAAATGTCATAGTTGTTATGGGCTTTTAAAAAAATATGGAACGACTCGTCCTAGTCATTTCAATAGGAAATGTGATTTTTGTGGAAGTGATTTTTTTAAAATAAAAACTTCTAAATTTTGCTCTAAAGAATGTTACAGAAAGAAACTTAATGACAAAAAATTTATTGAATACAGGATTGAAAATAATATTGATTTGTCAATTCCAAAGAAGTACAAAGCTCCTACTGGAAGCGGGCATAGAGAGCCTCATGGGTACATATACATAAATAAGGTCAAACATCCAAACTCTACAAAAAACGGTAGAATATATGAACATACATATGTGATGAGTCAGCATATTGGTCGTCCGTTAAATAAAAAAGAAAGTGTACATCATAAGAACGGTGTTAGAGATGACAACCGAATTGAGAATCTAGAGTTATGGCACAAAGGGCAGCCTGCAGGGCAGCGCGTAGAGGATAAAATACAGTGGTGTAAGGACTTCTTAAAATCATATGGCATAACATCGATTGATTAAAAAAAAGATTATACATACTATGGGGGATGCATAGCAGGGGCTAGCATCCCACAGACTGAATGGTACCTCGTCAGTACAGCTGAATAAGTTCACTCGCAATGAACATGAAATCAACTGTATAACGAGGTTTTTTTATGTCCTTTACTACGGGCATCACGAACATAAACAATCTTGCCCCTGAACTACCTGTTCAGGCTTCTGAAGACCTACTCAGCACCCCCATGTTCAACTTGATCCACTCGTTCGGTGTAGACCTGCATCACGCAGAATCCTATATCGGTAAAACGACTAGGATGAGCAGGTTCGAAAGATTATCTACTGATGGAGGTCAATTAGATGGAAGTGGAATTGACCCAGCCTCCGAGGTACCAGTTCGTACTGACATTGATGCAACTATGGAAATCTATGCCAAGTCCATCGTTACAAACGAACAAGTAATTCTGTATGAGAATAGTAAAACTCTAACTAAGTTTACAGCTCTACTAGGGCAATGGCTGAGAGAGAAGGAAGATCTCCTGATGAGGGACCTTTTTGCAAGTTCGGTCAGTTATATAAATGCCACTGGCGGAGGGGGAAACGCAGACCAGCCAACAACCATCTCCCTACAAGACGTCAATAACATAGAGCGAATCCTATTAAATAATGATGCGCGATCGATGTTAACCAACATCGAGGCTGAGCTTAAGTTTAATACTACCCCTGTCCGAGATGCATTTCTTGCTCTTTGTAATACCAACCTAACGGCGGACTTACAGGCAGTACAAAACGTAATTCTTAAGGCAGCCTACCCAACTCAAACGGGGTTAAGGCCAGAAGAATACTGTTCGATATCTCGTTTTCGCTTTTTCGTGAGCTCTAAGGGAATTAAGACTCCCGGAATCTCAATGCTAGGAAATACGGTCTATTCAATCCCGATGTACGGATTGGAAGCCGCCGCCAAGATAGAGCAAAACAACTACACGGCCATCATTGGCTATCGTCCTCCGTGGGTTGTATCCAGCGTTGCGCAGAACAGCCAGTTATATGCCAAGTTCGCGATTGCTCGTGCGATTACGAACCAGAACTGGATTACCGGTCTGAACGTAACTACAGCAACACCATCTTAAGGGGGGATATATGCCTTTTACTATTATCACGGGTGGATCTTTCACCTCTACGGGCGCTGGGGTAAGAATTCCTCTTCCCAGTTCGGCTGACTACTTTGTTACCACCAACGTAACCCAGATGGCATTAGCTCCTGCGACTGGTGTTGTTGTGCGTGCTGAATGGTTTGGGCCTAAATTTGGAGTGGGAGCAAGTGCTTCTAACAGTGGATTGAGGTGGAAAAAAACTGATAGCACGAGCGCTATCAATATAAATTCATTTTCAACTGCAACGGCTTCGGACGGTTTCACATATGTGACTGTCGTACCTCAGATCGAGCCTCAAGCTCCTAACGCCATAACATCTATCACAGCGGCATCACCTGCGGTCGTTACTCAGACTAACACATATTCTGAGAACGATATTATCCAATTCTATGGCACCACAGGGATGCTACAGATTGCTGGGATGAATTTTCAGATCTCCACAGTGTCTGGTTCGGGGTATACCTTAACAGGCCTTAGAGCTGCTGGATTTTCGGCTGCAGCTACGGCTGGGTTTACCCGTCGTATAAGCAAATATCTAGCCGTAGATCCTCAATTTCTCTATATCACAGAGATCACAAAAGCCACTCAAGCTGTCGTTAGGACGTCTGTAGATCCTACTGCGTACTATGTCGTCGGCATGAAGGTCCATTTTAGTATCCCATATAGCTTTGGAATGACTCAGATGGATCAGCTGACCGGAACGATCGTAGCTATGTCTTCGACAAACTACACCATGACCGTGGATATAGATTCGTCGGCATTCACGACGTTTGCGTTCCCAGCATCTACTTCTTCTCCTTCTGTTCCATTGTTTGCTACTTTGGCTCCAGCAGGTGCTTCAACTCAGCTTGACCCTGTTACGCATGTTCAAACGGGTTATGACTTCCAGTTCCAGCCTTTTAGAACTGGCCAATTCACTCCATATATGTTTTTGGCAGGCGGTGCGCAGTCTCCTGCAGGAGCTGCGAGTGACGTAATTGATTGGATTGCCTACAAATTTGAAAACTAAGGGAGGCTCAATGCCTAGGCATAAACTAACACATGCGGATGAAGTCAAAGGTGGGCATCACAGCCACCCAGACCATCATCACAAGGCTATTAAGCATCATATGGCTGCGTTGCACAAGATGGCTAAAGACGGACATAAGCACCACGCTCATGCGCACGCGGCCAAGCAACACCATAAAGATAAATAATGCCTAACGCCTACCTCCCGGGGGTTATACAGATCCCTAGCTCCTTGTTGGTGACAGAGGCAACTAAATCCAACCCTATGGTCATTACGGTGGCCATAGGGAATTCCTCTACAGAGGTAAACACATATATCGTGGGAATGGCTGTTAGGCTATTTATCCCTTGGACGTATGGAATGTGGCAGGCAAACGGATTGATCGGAACGATTACGGCGATCAACGGGAATGATTTTACGCTGAATATCGATTCTTCGTTGTTTGACACGTTTGTCATCCCATCATCAACCACAGAGACACCTGCGAGCATATCTCCGGCAGGATCTCGTAATTTGCAATATACCAACGGTACGGACCTAGCGGTTCCATTTCAATCACTCAACAACATAGGCAACTAATGAATAAATTAACCTTAGCAACGGCCTCAGGGGAGGCGCACGGTCTAGTTAACACACTGGCAAACTCAGTTCGTTCGGATGATTTTAAGAGATTATCTCCTGAACATAAAAAGATGATGGAAGCAGAAAAGAAAGAAGATGCGCGTATAGTGAAAGCTGAATATATGAACTCTAGAGGTAATCACGAACGCCTTACAATGCCTTACTGTAAATACGCTGGAGACCCAATTCAGATGTGGAATTTTATTCCTAATAGGGTCTACGATGTGCCTTTGGGTCTCGTTAAACAGGTCAATGACAAAAACAAAATCATGAAGAAGAGGGCTGGCTTGGTAAGTGTTGATGACCAACCCGTAAAGCAGGACTCAAGCCCTCTAGAATCTGATTTAGATGGTCAATGGCTTCATAAATTTGTTGCTGTAGGATTCTAGATGACAGCTGTGTTGCCAGCTCAGAGCACATACACCTTTATAGAAAAAAAGGTAAGGCACCTCACAGCTTCCTCCAGTGAGGCTGCCTTATCGTCTGCCGACATCCAGCAAGCCGTAAACACATTCTACAACCAGGATTTCCCCTATGCGGTCAAGCTCGATCAGACTAGATCCGTCTACAAGTTTCTCACTATTCCTAATGTGGATCGCTATCCAGTGGATGTGAATAACCTGCAAGGGTTTAGAGCTCCTGTCTACTTCGAGGGAATCCAAGGGAACTTTTTCAAGAATCGGGACCAGCTATATAATCTCTATCCGCGCTTTCCAACGCAGTACCAGCCCATAGGGGGCGACGGAGTTACGACGACATTTAATTTTGTCCTATTTGGAAACAACCAGAATCCTTTTCCACAGCCTAACTTCGGCATCCTAAGCACGCAGCTAGTGATAGGTGGCATCGATAAGAATGGGAATCCAATCCGCATAATAGATGACGGTGGCGCTGTTGTGAATGGCTTTGGGATAGGAAGCAACACAACTACGGGACGATTGCTATACATCACTCAAAATAATGTAGGCAACAATGTTTATCTGGATGCGTCCAACGCCCAACAACCCTCCATACCTCCTCTTTCTCCTCTGCCTGTTCCTAGTCCTCCTGTATCTCTACCTCCGCAGTATTGTGGGACAGTGAACTATGTTACTTCTGCGATATCTATCACGTTCCCAGTGGCACCTGCAGCAGGGACGATGATTAACGTTTGGGCTGCTCAATACAACGTAGGACGTCCATATAACTTATTGTTTTGGAATAACGAGTTCACAATACGCCCTGTTCCTGATAACGTCTATCTTGTTGAAGTAGAGTCCTATCAGACACCTTCTCAGTTCATGATGACAACAGATAATCCAGTTCTCAATCAGTGGTGGCAGTACATCGCTTATGGGGCTGCTTCAGAGATCCTAAGAGACCGTCAGGATATGGAAGGAGTAGCCAATCTGCAGGAAGGATTTAAGCGGCAAGAGGCTCTTGTGCTAGAACGACAAGGAATAGAAGAGATCCAACAACCAAATATTACATTATTCAACTCCGCCCAAAATAACTACGGCCTGGGCTGGGGTATAGGTCCAGGGTTCTGATGGCAGGATATTCCCCTCTACGTATCGCAGGAATGTCTAGTGGTCTTGTCCAGGAGCGCGAAAACTTTCTTATCCCTGACGACGCTTACCCCAATCTAGAGAACGCCTATGTCTGGCGTGAGCGCATATTACGGAAGAAAGGATACCAGCTCCTGGGACGTTTAAGGCGAAAGATTGGTACGACAAACGGGTCTGGAAACCTAGTAGTGGCAATCACTCCTACTCCAATACAGCCTGGGATAGCTTCCTTCGTGGTTGGTTCAGACAACTTTCAGGATTGGGGAGGCGCTAGTCCCGTTACTCTACGCACTAATAGTTCCGGATCTGCGGTACTAGACCGAGCAACAGGCATTCTTACAATCACAGGCTCTCAGGCTGGAGCAGATGTATGGTACTATCCTGGGCTACCAGTGATGGGAATAAGAACAAGGGAGCTTCAGAATAGCGCCAACGATCAGACTATCTTTTTCGACCAGAACTACGCGTACCGCTTCAACTCAGTCACTGGACAGTTTGAGGAGTTTCCAGCCCCTGCTACTTGGAACGCCAGTGCAGAGGGGGTGGACGGGGCTCATTTCTTTTGGTCTACTAACTACTGGGTGAGCCAAGTAAAAGTCCCCAATGATCCCATGACAAATTTATTTACGACATCTGGCGTAAAATTATTTTGGGAGACTAATAATACAGGGGAAAAAGGAAACACTCAAGATCCCATACGAATCACTGACGGAACTACATGGGTAGATTTTTTCCCCTCGGTGGCACCATGGAGCCAAATAGATTCAACTAATTTCTTGGTTAATGCCTTAGCTTTCCTTCCTTATCGAGGTAGGATGGTGATGTTCAACACCTGGGAAGGAACGAATACAACATCTGCACAGAACTACTTCAACCGTATCCGTTGGTCTACAATAGGAAATCCGTTTATTCCCTACTCAGCAGGTCCACCTGCTACAGGATCATGGCGTGATGATATCAGAGGACAGGGTGGTTATCTTGATATACCTACGAGTGAGGATATTGTTGCTGTGGGTTTTGTGCGCGATAATTTGGTTATTTATTGCGAGCGCAGTACCTGGCAGCTCAGATATACCGGACGATCGATAGCTCCATTTCAGATAGAGAGGGTTAATTCAGAACTAGGAGCCGAAGGAACCTTCTCAGCGGTCCAGTTCGACACGAGCCTAGTTGGTATAGGTGACAAAGGGGTTGTTGAATGTGATAGCTATAAGTCTGAACGTATAGATATAAAGATCCCTGATTTTGTATTTGGCTTTAACGACATCAACAATGGACCTGTACGGGTTCATGGAGTAAGAGATTTCATCAATAGACTTGCTTTTTGGACGGTTCCATTAGCAGCTTCTTATGATGCACGCACAACATCATCAAAGAAGATATTCCCAAATAGACGACTACTGTACAACTATGAGAACGATTCCTGGACTCTATTCACGGACTCTTTGACCACACTGGGAACATTCCAGTCCGTTACAAGCCGAAACTGGATAAACACACCGATACCGTGGATTCAATGTAACTTTCCTTGGATCAATAAACTCTCTACCGTTCCATCGATTGTAGGAGGGAATCAGCAGGGGTTTGTCGAGTACTTGGACGAGCTAACAAGCAATGATGTCAGCCTAATGGTAGCGGATATCACAAGGAATTCCCCTAACCCTACGATTATCACCTCTCCCAACCACAATTTGACTACTGGATCTGTGATATCGATCACAGGTATACAGCCTGGACAGCCCTTCTCAGCCAGCTTGAATAACCCCACTACAAGTGTGATTACAAATATCTCTCAATCTAACCCTGCACAGGTCACTAGCACCTCTCACGGACTTTCTACAGGGGACAGTGTACAGATATTTGGTGTCGTTGGAATGACTCAGATCAATGGGTTAAAATCGACGATAACAAGGGTCTCAGTAAATAGATTTAATTTAGATTCAATCGACTCTACCTCATTCTCTGCGTATGTCTCAGGTGGCATATGGCAGAACCTGGCAGTGAACGTATTTGGGATTGTTTTGAACTCTGTAGAGCCAGAAAATAAGTTCATGATCTACTACTACGACCCTGTCAGCCAGAAATTTGATATACCACAGATAAATACGGCAGGTCCCGCCTATCAAGGTGGCGCGCAGATTTCAGTCGTAGAGAATTTCAATATCACTAGCAAAAAATTTAACTTCCTAGACGAAGGTCAGGCAATCCAGCTGGGATATATAGACATCCTCATGGCAGCTACAGGGAAAGATAATCCTGGAGCCATATCCCTAAACATGTATCTAGATTATGACGATGTAGAAACATCCAATACACTGCCAAACAACGATATCAACGATGACTCTCTGAACCCAGTTCCGGACATGTTTTTCAATGCAACGATCCCTACCACTCAGTCAAGTCTAAGTAATATAGGCGGCACAAAGTTTTGGCAGCGCGTCTACTGTGCTACACGAGCGAACTTTTTGACGATACAGTACACATTCTCTAACGCGCAGATGGCAGGAAGAGAACAGCAACAACCCGTACAGATTGACGCCCAGGTCCTATGGATCCGTAAGGGTGGAAGAATGACATCTATTTAGGAGATAATATGACATTATACCAGCCAGGAATCCCTACAGGGACAGTGGACCTAGATCAGGACTATCAGAATTTACAGAACAACTTTCAGCAGCTGGATACTACTTTTTTTGTAGACCACGTAAAATTTTCTGTGTCTGAAAACAATGGATGCCATAGGGCAATTCATATGGTTCCTGTCTCTACAACAACGACCAATGGTCCTAACAATCAGCCAATCAATGGATATGCGGCTACTCCAGGACTAGGGCAGATTTTTGACGCTCAAATTAACGATGGAATAGACACGGATGAGGCTCTTTTCTTCCTTACCGGAGGAAATAAGTTAGACCAATTAACACGGAATTTTGTGCCAGTAGCAGCAACGACAGGAGCTAGTTACATTGCTGGAGGAATAATATTAGCATGGGGAACAAAATTTCCATCATCAGGTATAACTTTTGATTCAGGAGACACAGGATCGGTCACTTTTGGTAATTCATTATTTCCAACAACTTCAGCATCAATATTTCCTACTAGTTGTTTTCGTGTATTTACCACTTTAACATTTTCTACTCCATCTTCAGTAGCTGGTTCAATAGCGATATCTAATTTAACTAATACAGGATTTGATTGGGTTTTTGGAGGACCTTCAGGTAGGTATGGTCCATTTCAGTGGTTAGCCATAGGTGTATAATGACTCCCATAGACAGCCAAACACTAGAGAGCTATGTCCCAGTCTATGACGCTATTCCAGATAAGTGGGAGGATGCTAGAGCATTCGTCGTGGAACAGTTCAAGAAAATATCCAATGCGGTAAACGTCCGTGAGATAGGGTATTTTTTGGATGAGGAGCTATTGAGTGGTAAGGCATTCATCCCTGGATCAAACGATATTTTAGAAGCGGGATCATCGCAGAGATTTAGGACAATTCTACGTAAGGTTATCGTCTTCCCAGGCCTCGCTGCAGGAGTAAATACTCAGCCTCACGGGATCTTTATTGATGCTAATTTTACTCTGATTCAGTTATTTGGGTCGGCAACGGATGCCATAGTACTAACGGGAGAGCCTATCCCTAACGGGACTGACACGATCAGCTATACAGCCACAGACATTGTAATCACTGTTGCGGCATCCTATACACGCGGGTACGCCATAATCGAGTATTTGCAAGAATTGTAGGCTTGTAGTAGAGCAAACATGCATCGCAAAAATCCTTCAAGGTGTATCCTGGAATAAAAATTGGACACAGGAGCTCTAATATGGCTGGATTTTTAAAAAATGTAGGGTACGCTATAGCCGGCGGAATACCGGCAGCATTTAAGGGTGTCAGAAATTCAGGATCTAAGCTTTTATTTGGTACCCCTGAGAAACGAGAAAATGTCTCCACGCTCCGACCTGAGCAAGAACAGCTATATAATCAGCTACAGCAAGCTAATCTTCAACCTGGAGCTGGTGGTTCATTTGGAACAGCAGCGGACTACTACCGAAATCTTCTTAGTGATCAGAATCCAGATATGCAGGCATTTACAGCTCCTGAACTGCGTAGATATAATGAAGATATAGTACCTGGACTATCCGAACAATTTGCGGGAATGGGTGCGGGTGGCCTCTCTAGTTCCGGCTTTCGTAACGCTCAGGTTCAGGGAGCTACTGATCTTTCGGAGCGGTTAGCTCAGATCAGGGCCAACTTAAGGAATTCAGCAGCTCAGGGACTGACAAATCTAGGGCAGATAGGACTAAATCAGTATTCTCAAAATATGACCACACAGCAAGGATCTCCTGGATTATTAGCACAGGCAGCCCCGGCAGCAGGAACTGCAATAGGAGCTTATTTTGGAGGTCCTTCAGGTGCAATGGCAGGCTATCAGGCAGGGAATTCTTTATCTGGAAGTGGTAACAGAGTAGGAGCTAATACGAGCCCATACCAGGGTGGCTATACGGTTCCTCAACTGAAAGCATCTCCGTCTTGGTCATATAACGCGAGGTAATGATGGCTCAATATATCAATAATTCAAACATATTTGGTCGTGTAGGATCAGGGATTGGTCAGGGGCTAGCTGAGCAGATACCTAAGGAGATTGAACGTAACCGCCTCGCTTCTGGTCTACAGGCGTTTGAACAGGAACACCAAAATCTCAACCCAATGCAACAACTTGCCAGGCTTTCGGCCATCCCTGGTATAACCCCACAGACGATTCAGTCTTTTTCGGATTTAGCAAAGCAGCAGCAGCAACGAGCCTCATTTGAGCGCGCTGCAGGGAGAGGAGCTGCTCCGATGCCTCAAGCGTCTCCTGGGATGCAAGATATACAATTTGGACAAAGTCAACAGAGGGCTCAAGTACCTCAACAGCAACAGCCTCCCCCCCAACAACCTGGAGTAACGCAACGTCTTGCTGAGCAGCCATATCAACCGCAGCCACAGATCGTCACAGAGCAACCAATAGCTGAAAAGTTATTGCCAAGATTACCGTGGACCCCGCAACAGAGGAATGAAAGAATATCGCAGTACGGAAGACAGGGATTTACTCCGGACCAATCACAACAGCTAGCGGCGGACGATGAAGCGAGAGATCTAGCAGAGCCTGGAGTATATGAGAAACGATTAGCACAGCAAGAAAGCACACAGAAATCCGCCAGAGAAGAGTTAGACAGGCAACTACAACAGAAATTACAAAAAGGTAAAGAGGGAATCTTTAATGATATCACAGGCGAGTGGAAGACAAATCTAGAGCGATCCATGGAACGTGATTTACGATTACATCCAGATATGAGTGTCACAGATGCAGCCGATAAGTGGTCTAAAGAAGCCCTAGAGCTTGCAGAGGCAAAGACACAATTTGCAAAAACAGCTGCGACTACTGGGGTGGAAAGCCTAGGTAAGGGAAAACAGACTTTAGGTAAATTAAAGACATACTCCGAGATATTCAAGAAAACTGGAAACCAAAAAGAATATAAGAATCTGTTAATATCCCAAATGGATTTATCTCCTCAAGGTGCGTCTTATGTGGCATACGACCTTAGTCCTAATGTCAAATCCTACATCCCTAAAATCAAGAGCAGTGCAAAAACTCACCCCCAAGAAAATGCAATAAAGGTGGCCACTGAGCTAGGAGATAAAATAACACCTCAGGATAGTATCCTAGCGATTGTACGTAATATAAAAGACCACGATCCATTCTTCGATGAGACGTCTTTCTTCGGTCAGTTGCGTGAAGATATGCATGATCTGGGACTAACAAATACCCAAATAACTGAAATTGCCGAGGGTGAAGACGCTAAAAAACGCACATGGGGAGATATTCTAGTTTTCCCCTGGTTTGGGAGGAGTTGATATGCGTCCTGATGAGATGGCTGCAGCAGCTGAAATAGAGAGAGATAAGAATTTTAGAGGTAAACTACGCTCAGGAGCTGGCGCTATCTCCTCTGTTGTTACCCCTGGATTTGGAATAGGCATAGGGTCAAAAATAGCTCCGTTTTTGTCAGAATACATCCCCACAGATTTGGCATTAAAAGGGATAAATAAGGTAGCTCCCAAAGTAGGACAATTCCTAGAAAGAGGTATGAAGTCCGGTTTAGATGTAAAAGAAGGCTTAAATTTTATTAAGGAAAAGTTTGTTCCTGAATCAGGTAATGCAAAAGATAATCGAAATATAATTGAGCAGTACGACCCTGAATTGCACACCTACATCACGCAGAAGATGAAGAAAGGAAAAACTCACCTAGAGGCAGGCCGAAAGGCGTTAGGGCATGGAAGATTCAAGAAGGCAATAGACAAACTGACCAAAGATCACAAAACGCCTTGGACAGCCATTCTAGAGAGTGTATACGGCAAACAAATGGCCCCTAAAGAAGAACACCAACCGCAACAACAGCAATCAGGACAGGGGCAGAACGCACTTATGGCGATACTACAGAAGCTTCAGGCGGCTAGAGGGGCGCAGTGAATCCTCAGGGTGAACTCTCATATCTAGAAAGAATTGTTGGAGATCTCATAAATAGCATGCACGAGACTGCCGCGTCTGGAGGGGTCCTTGATGATGAGATTCAGGGAGCAATCGCCAGAGAGCTAGAAATCGCATATAATCGAATGGAGACGTTGAGGGGACAGATAATCCCAACCCCTGCACCACCAACGCCAGCCCAGCAGCTTATGTGGATCCTAGCTGGGCAGCGCGAGGATGTCTTTGTTAACTACCTAAACACATATCCCGATCCTGAGCTGCAGAGATTATTACGACATCCTGATGAGCTGGAGAGAGTCGTCGTTCAGCTTCATGAGATGATGCCCAGCGGGCGCCCACCAGTCTCGCAAGAAGGAATCCCGCACGCAGAGATCAACTCATCTAATATCTACGGGTTTCAGTACGATCCATCCTCTAAAGCCCTACGTGTTAAATTCCAAGGGGATGGACCTGGAGGAGGTCCGGTTTATGAATATGACAACGTTCCACTGAATGTGTATAAGGCGTTCGAAACGGGATCAGTGCCAGCCAAAACAAATGGGCAAAATAATTTTGGTCGATGGTGGCAAGGGAAGATGCCTTCGTTGGGAGCGGCTTTCTATGAGTTGATCCGCAACGGGGGTTATGCATACCGAAGAGTAGAATAAATAATAGATATAATATACTATTTGAATAGCGTTAGTGGAGTCGCTCTCCGCGGGCTGTCTGTACGAGTCGCCGCCGTAATTAATGGTAAAACATATCAAAAATTACGTGAGGCATCATGTCAGGACAAGCCCCAATAGGATACGCAGTCGATAATTTCTACACTCAGCCAATTTTTTTTAACGCAAAACGTCCCCCTACAGTTCACGATAGCTATCCTGCGGGGACTAGATGGCAGGACAACTCAGTCAACCCACCTATCATCTATGAGACAACAGGTAGAGGGGCATGGAATACAGAAGGTGCTAACCACGCTACTACAACGAACTACGGAACCGTAATCCTAACTGACAACTCAGAACCCGTAGCGACTAAAGCATATGCTGACGCTCTAGCAATCGCTGGAGCTCCTGTGGCTACTACCACTGTTGCCGGTATCGGTCAGTTAGCTACGGACGCAGAGGCAGTAAACGGTACAGCATCAACGCCAGCTCTGGCTTTATTTGTAACCCCTAGTAACGTAGCCGCCGTATTTGCCGCTCCTCCCGCCACAGGAAGTACTACACCTGCAGCGGGGAATTTTACTACTCTAGAGGCTACAGGGCTCATTACAGGGGATGAAAGCGCAACGATAGACACAGCGGGGACAGCTCTAAATCTAGCCACAGACAACTCTGGGGATGCCGTCAATCTCGGCTTAGGTACAGTAGCTCGAGCCATACATATAGGCGATTCTGCCGCCGCTAATACGATCACTGTAGGATCTACCACAGGTGCAGCAGCTCTAACATTACAGTCAGGCACAGGATCAGTTAACATTGCTTCAACAGGTACGGGAGATATCATAATTAACTCCGACGATACTCTTTTGTTGGATGCAGATGGAGTTCTGGAGCTGAATAGCAGCGCAGGTATTATCTCTATAGGAAACGATGCGGATAACCAGAATATTAACGTAGGTACTGCAGGAACCAGGACAATAGCAATTGGAAGTGCTACATCCACAGTAAACGTAGCAAGCGGAAGCGGAATCAACATAGGGACAAATACAAATCAGCAGCCAATCGTCATTGGTAATCAGACAGGTAATACCTCTGTAACGATCGATTCAGGTACCGGAGCTATTAACGTCGGTACGGCTATAGCCAAGACGATCACGATAGGAAATAAGACAGGGGCTACTGGGATTGTTGAGAATGTAGGGACCGGTAACTTTGTTGTGGACGGTGTCACTAACTCTACCTATAACATAGGAGCTTCAACGACAACGGGAACCATCACAGTAGGCGGTACTGCACAGACAGGAGACATCGTTCTAGGCAGTTCTTCTGGCGCCAACGCAGTAAAAATCGCCAATGGCTCCGGAGCGGGAACAGTATCGATAGCCGCAGTACAGACAGGAGGCTCTGTAAACGTTGGCTCTGCAATGACTACAGGCACCATTAGCATTGGTGGGGCTAGCGCTCAAACAGGTACGATCACGATAGGGGCCTCTACAGCAGCGCAGACGATAGCGATTAGCAACGGTAATGGGGCTAAGGCTATCGGAATGGGTAATGGTGTAGACGGGAATGCGATCACCATAGGAAACGGAGATAACACCACAGCGCAAACGATATCCATCGGTAATGGAGCTTCGGGAGCAAATAGCACAGTAAATATCTTGTCGGGTGTAGGAACTTCTGGGGCAGGTACTCTTGCCTTAGGTAACAATACTCGTGTAACAACAATTGGGTTAGGAAATATAGCCCCTGCCGCAGCACGTGTTACTACGATTGCTGGTGGGAACAGTGCGCAAAACGATACTGTTAGCATATTGGCTGGTGCTCCTAGTGCTGGGACTCAGACGTTTAACCTATTTAGCGGAAACGCCAGCGGGGGCACTCAAACGGTTAATGTTGCCACAGGAACCAATGCGGTCGGCGTAAATATAGGTACTGGCGGTACAGGTGTTAAAACGATCACTGTAGGGGGAACTGCTGCTAACGTAATCACTGTAGGCGATACTCAGACAGCAGGTAGCATATCCCTTGGAAATGCGATGACGACGGGGACTATTAATATAGGCTCTACGGCTGCGGGTACAGGAACGATGACCATCGCCGGAGGTACAGGTGCTCAGACGATTAATATCGCCAACTCAACTGGTGGTAAAACGGTTGCCCTGGCGACAGGGGCTGGAGCTAATTCTGTAACGATTGGATCCACCAACTCCACTTCAGCCACTACACTACAGGCCGGTAGCGGAGGTATCAACCTAACGGGGGATGTCAATTTAACTTCTGTGGCGACAAAGATCTCTCTCAATGGTGGGGCCGTAACCGACTTTATCGGTACCGCTGTACTTGTTTTGGGCACCGTCACTGTTGCGAATACTAACATAGCGGCAAATGATCGAATTTTCCTCAGTAGGATTGCAACAAATGGCTCCGTGACATTAGGTGAGCTGACTTATTCGATTAGTGCCGGAGCTTCCTTTACAGTGACCTCTGTGATACTCGGAACTCCTGCCTCCACTCAAACGGCGGACGTGTCTAGCTTCTCGTATATCATATTTAGACAAACCTAATAGGAGACCTATACATGTCTCAAATAGGCTCAATGCGTGTCCAGTGCGTACCAAAGTCACAATTTAACCCTGGATCTTTGACAGGCTCGTATCAGGTCCTTAACGGTTCTGGGTTCAGCGACTCAGTCAAGATCCTGAAATTATATAATGGCAGCAGCACTGTTGCCATTGATATCAGCCTAGACGGTGTTACGGATCACGATTTTATCCCTCCTCTAGGGACTCTGATAGTGGATTTTCAGACTAATCACGAGTCTGTCGCCACCTACGGGACAGGTACTCTAAACTTAGCTCCTGGGCAAAAATTGTGGGGTAAGACGGCTTCTCAGCCGAACTATCTTCAGATTATCGGATATCGATAGAAAACATGGGATAACATGAGTCAGTTTTTTGTTTCTAGTTCCTCATCTTCGTCTGGAGGTGTTACCACTATCACTGGTAACACGGGAGGGCCTGTTACTCCGGTAGCCGGGAATATTAATATCGTCACTGCTAATACTACTGTCCAATTTTCAGGATCGGGAAATACAGAAACCGAGGATTTTGGACTAAGCAATTTATTAATGGGTAGCGCTGGGACCTTGATATCTGGAGCTACTCTTAATGTTGGAGTTGGATTGACTGCGTTAAGCGACTTGACTAGTGGAACAAACAACACAGCCGTAGGAGC